GCATAGCATATCCTGGCACTGCGGGGTTAATGGGACGTAAAGAGCTATCCAACCTAAAGAGAACGACCCTGATAACATTCTTTGAAGTCTGTGAGGCATATGGGATTAAACCATCCAAGCACTTCAATTATAACCAGCAATCGAACACCATAAACTTCGCTAACGGAAGCGTCATATTCCTTCTGGATCTTAGCTGGCAACCATCAGACCCACTATATACTCGCTTAGGGGGATTGGAATTGACAGATGCCTTTATCGACGAATCAAATGAAATACCGGCACAGGCTATTGAGATTATCAAAACAAGAATTGGAAGAAAATTAAACGATAAGTATGACTTAATTCCCAAGTTGCTAGAGACATTTAACCCCAGCAAGGATCATGTTTACCGAAGATATTATAAGCCGTGGAGGGATGGTAAGCTACCCAAATACAGGAAGTTTATCAAGGCACTCCCATCAGACAATCCATATGCAACAGAGGATTATTTGAATCAATTATTAACGACAGATAAGGTAACAAAAGAACGTTTGTATTATGGCAACTTCGAGTATGATGATGACCCTGCGAAGCTGATGGAGTATGATGCTATCACGGACCTATTCACCAATAACGCCAATGGTCAAGGCACATTCATCACTGCGGACATAGCTCGGTTCGGCGATGACGCTACTGTGATCATGGCATGGCATGGATGGAAAATCGTGGACATCAGTGCATATGAACGTACATCCATACCCGCTAGTGTTTCGCTTATCGAGGAAGTCGCACAGAAGTACAGCGTACCACGCTCTAAGATAGTGGTGGATGAGGACGGACTCGGTGGAGGCGTGAAGGACTTACTGAAGTGTAAGGGATTCATATCTAACTCCAAACCCGCTAAGGTCAAGTTTGATGTGGAGAACTATGACAATTTAAAGTCCCAATGCTATTACAAGCTGGCTGAGAAAGTTAATGACCGCGAGATATCCATTGACTGCCAAAACACTGAGATGATAGAAATGATCACCGAGGAGCTTGAAGTTGTTAAGCAAAAGGATGTTGATAACGATAAAAAGAAAGGCATCATTCCTAAGTCCAAGATCAAAGAACTGATAGGGCGCTCACCTGATTATTCTGACGCTATCATGATGCGCCTGTACTTTGAGTTGTTCAAGTCCGGACGTGCTTCAAGTGTGTGATTGTTAATAACTCGGTATTATTTTGTGCAATGGTATTGCAAATCGGTGTTAGCTTTGTGGCATGACAAGACATGAAGCCATAAAGGATGCCAAGAAAAGAACGGAAGGTTCTGGGCTTACCTGGCACGCTGTCATGATAGGAGAAGGCTTCTGGACTAACCTCTACCGCTGGATCACACGCACACAACACTTCGAGACGGTTGGCGAAAGCCACAGGGAGCAAAGACCTACTCTATACCGGTTCGGACGCTTCAAAATCATTCAAACATTTAAACCAACATTTGTATAATTATGAAAAAGACACATTCATCAAAAGACAACAGCAAGGGCAAAGTCCTTAAAGGCGAGCACACTTCAAATCAAACCACAACAGACAAATCAGAACTTGATGATGTAGCCGCAGATGAACAAGGACCATATCCTGAAGAGGCAGCGGAGGAAACCCCCTCACAGATCCGCCAACGATTGTACACTGAATTCCGTGGTAAGCTGGAGAATCTGGCTGGTGAACTGAACAGTGCATCCACCCAACTCCAAGGCGGTGGTGCTCAGCGCCTACAAAGAATCGCAAAAGACATGACCCGCTCTGCAAAGATTCTCAAATGATCCTAGAGTGTGACGGTAAGAACTATAAGCTACCCGTTCACTGGTGTGATATCACACTCGGCGAACTGCTAGGCTCTCGTGAGTTAGTCAAGGAGATGCCGAAAAAGCTGCACTCAATCACTTATGGAGGCAAGGATAAGGAGATCAAAGAGAGTGAGGAATTAGATGTGCTGGCGTTTCAAGAGAAATGGATTCGCTACTGGACCAAGCTACCAAAAGGAAAGATTGCCATGGCTGATATCCAGTGGTGCTATGCTACACTTGTCAAGTTCCTAGGTACTGCAAAGGAGGAGGAGATCAACATCCAGGAGATCATTGTCCACAACAAAAAGAAGTATGCGCTACCTACCACTGAGCATCTGACGAGTGGTGACAAGTACATGAGTGCATCTGTCTATGCTGAATATGTGGAAGGTGCACAGCTATCCAAACGACTGAACCAACTCAAGGAAGGTGATATATCTGCTCTGCCGTTACTGACAGCCACATTCTACCGGCCTAAGACGAGAAAAGGAATCGAGCCATATGATGAAGAAAGCGTGATCAAACGTGCAGAAGAGTTTATGTCCCTACCTATGGATAAGGTCTGGGGAGCTTATTTTTTTTTATCCGAGCATCTGGAGGCATTAGTCAATGGTTCGCTGATCTATTCAAAGGAGGCGGTAAAGCGAGCAAATACGGCTGGTATAACCTTACTAAAAACATCGCCGAGCGCGGAATCTTTAACACACCGGAATTAATGGGAATGAAAGCAGTCGAGCGAGCACCCCTGTATGATGTACTCAATTACGCCATGGCTACCAAGGTAGAGATGGATGAAGCAAACGAAAACAGAAAATGAAAAGAGAAATAAAATTCAGAGCATTTTGGGACGATGGAAAAACAATGAAATATTCTGATGATCATCGTAATTCAGGGGCGTTTCTTGACATAGCACAAGGGGATTTATTGGTGTTCGGGCCAAATAGCGTTCATATAATGCAATACACCGGACTCAAGGACAAGGACAAAGTGGAGATATGGGAGGATGATGTTGTCGAGGCAATAATGAATTTTCACGGGCAGGAAACCGATACAAAGTTCAATGCCAAAATCATCTATAATAGTCATATTGGTGCTTTCCAGATTTCGTACAAAAATATGCATGATCATTTTGTAAGTGATGCTATTTCGGGTAGGTATTTTCTAAAAGTAATCGGAAATATATATGAGAATCCTGAACTATTAAAATGAGTAACAGCGTACTCATAGCAGCACCCACTAGCGACCTGAAGGACTATTGCTTCGACGATTACGCCGAGCAGTTACTAAGTTTCAAAGGGGAATATGACGTGTTCATGGTGGACAACTCCGAAGATCCCAAGTACATTGAGAAGATTTGGGACAAGGGAATCCCCGCTGTGCATGTTGAACCCGGCGGATCACCAATCGAATACGTGACACTCAGCCAGAACATCATAAGGAATAAAGTATTAGAAGAAGGATATGAGTGGCTATTCATGCTTGAGAGTGACACGTTCGGCATACCTAAAGACATACTAGCGTATCTCCTCATGTATGGAAACACTGTGCATGCGTTCACGTACTTCATCACGGACGATGCATCGCTCTGCTTGCAGGGAGGTACTACCAGGACACAATACAGTCGGGGGAGCAGATTGGATGTACAGAGTTCTTTGGCTATGTTTACCGGTGAGATAAAGCCAATCAGTAGCTACAAAATAGGACCGGACTTTGAACTGTATGCGTCTGGAATCGGGGCGGTTATGATACACCGATCGGTATTTGAGAAGGTGGAGTTTAGGATCGACCCAAAGAACCCGAGCGCATTTTCAGACACATACTTTTATATGGATTTAAAACAACAGAATATTAACGCAATCCTTGACACCACGCTACTTCCAGAACACAGGAGAAGCCATGCGTGGAAGACGGATACAAGACTATTATCATGATGCATGACCACATAAAGCTGCTTGAGGGCAGGATAATTTTCCTCGCTGAATACATTTCAGAAATAGATGCACAGACTAGTGATGACAAGTTCAACGTCATTGAGAAATTTGATCTATTGAACAAACGCTATTCCCTTCAGACCGAACTGAATCACAAGAACTATCTGCTCAAGCAATACGAGGAGGATGCCAACCGCCAGAAGAACGAGGTCGCCGAAGCCCTAAAGATTGTGAACAAGGAGATTCACGGAGTCATCAGGAAGCTCAAGGAAAAGAAAGGACTCGATATCATGCACCAATCTATCCGCAAGAAGATACTTGAGCGGTATGCTAAAAAGAGCTGGAGTATGCCTGAGCGCAAGATCAATGATTTCAACATGGCGAATAAGTGCATCGCCTTTAAACCACCTGAATAATGGACAGAGTACTATCAGAAGCAGAGTCTAAGAAGATTCATGATGATTTAGACGAGTGGCTATTATCCCTTCCGTTTAATTCAAAACAGGCCATAAGGACAATGATTAAAGAAGCTCGTAAGCACAATCAATATTGTAAGTGTGGAAGAAAGATTTACGGAGATCAATTATATTGTAACCCCTGTAGCCTAAAACTCTAGCCCCATGATACTCACTTGCATACCATACAGCGAGCAGAAAGACCTTGGAAGGGCTTACAATGACCACATGGAACTGCTGCCAAATGATGACGATTGGTGTCTGTTCTTAGATCATGATGCCAAGTTCACGACCCGATCCTGGTATCCACAGATACAGCATATCATAAACAAGAATCCAGAGTGTGGGTGCTTTGTTGCAATGACTAACCGAATCGGATGCGAGTGGCAGAAATATCCATGGGTGAGTGAAGATGATCATGACCAAAGATATCATCATGTGATTGGTCGGCAGATTCAGGATAACGACTTCGATATCGTGGAGGACGTGAGCAACGTGGAGAAGGGCAAGGTGCTGGGTGGTGTGCTCATCCTGTTGCAGAAATCACTCTGGAAAAAGATCGGTGGCTTTGTAGAGGGCAAGATTCTCGGTGTGGATAATGACCTACACTGGAGACTCATGAAGAAAAAAGAGAAAGTATATTTGATGAAAGGGGTTTATGTGTATCACTTTTACCGCGCTGACGGACTTGGCAAGGCCCATCTATTAGCAAAGAAATGAGGTGGATAATAAATTATTTAAGAAGTTGCTTCTGTAAGCACGACTGGCATGTAGAGGAACACTATTCAACATTGGAAAACAATTATTCTGAATTAGGGGGAGAGAAAGTTTATATGCGTTGCAAAAAATGTGGATGGAATAGAAATCATTGGAAGTATCATTAATCCCTCAGAAATGACAATCAGAATCCCATATCCAGCGTTACAGCATGACCCTTTAATCGGGTATTACTTTGTGATCAAGGAATGGCAGATAAAAATTTAAAGCAGTGAAAATTTTAATAACAGGAGGAGCAGGATACAAGGGATGTCTATTGACTGAGGCGCTTATCGGTGCGGGTCACGATGTCACCATCCTAGATAATTTCATGTATGGGTATGAGCCTATCATCCGATTCGGCAACAAAATCAAAGTAATCAATAAGGATATTCGCAACATCTACGCTGGTGATGTTGCTCCTTATGACATCATCTACCACCTCGCTGGAGTAAGCGGGTATCCGGCTTGCGAGGCGAATCCCCATTCAGCGAGACTTATAAACGTGGAGAGCACCGCGAAACTGGTCAGTTATTTGCACAAAGATCAGATGCTCGTTTATGCTTCGACTACTTCATTTTATGGAAAGTCAGGCACACTCAGGACGGAGGAATCAGAACCCGATCCCGTCAGCATCTATGGCGTGACCAAATATGAAGCTGAACAGATATGTATGGATCATCCCAATACTATCTCATTCAGATTCGCTACTATATTCGGCGTGAGTCCACGCATGAGGAATGATCTGATGCTGAACAATTTCGTGTACTTAGCCATGACTGAGGGATGCTTGGTGCTGTTTGATTGTGACTCTCAGCGCCCATTCCTGCATGTAAAGGATGCCATCCGTGCATATAAGTTCGCTGAAACCATACCGCCAGGTGTGTATAATGTAGGCGCAGGTGATATGAACTACTCCAAGTTGGCACTAGCGAATGCGATCGGTGAGCATGTCAAGGTGGAAATCATCAAGGCTAAGATCGAAGACAAGGACCGGAGAGATTATATAATCGACTTCACCAAGATCGAGCCACACTTTAAGCCGGGATTCGATATCAATTACGGCATCAATGAACTCATAAATCTATACGAATACTACAAACCATTCACCCATTATGCAAGAATTTAGGCATAACGGTAAGCTGCTGGCTATCAAGCATGAGGGTTACTTCAAGCAAGGCGTGGACTTCATAACGGCGGATGGTGAGTCGCTTCAGGTCGGCACATGGAATCACCCCGTTGATAAGGTGCTGGATGCTCATCTTCACGAGCACAATCCCAGAACGGTTAAGCATACTCAGGAGTTTGTGTTTGTATATGAAGGGCGGATGCAAATCGATCTGTATGGATTCGGTAAAGAAATACTGGAGTCATTTGAACTGGAGGAGGGGCAATTCGCTGTTCTTCTATTGGGTGGACACGGATATAAAATGCTAGTCGATACCAAAGTCATCGAGGTAAAGTCTGGGAATTTCAATTACGATGACAAAATCAAAATCAATGAATCATGAAAAAGAAAATAATGGATCTGATTGACCAGTCAAACAGTGATTATTGGGATGAGTCTGAGACTACGTACACCGAGCTTAGTGAAAAGGATATGGAGCTTAACAAGAAGTCTCACGAGAAACTCGCTGATGACATCATAAACTTGTTTAAAGGTGAGTGAGATTAAGCTACATCTGGGATGTGGAAAGCGCCATATCCCTGGATACATCCACATCGACAGAACCAAGTTCGACCACATCGATCACGTTCAGTGCATCGAACATCTACCGCAGTTCGACGATGATTCTGTTGACTTGATCTACGTTTGCCATGCATTAGCCTATATCAAGAAGCCTCTGCGTGCACTGAAGGAATGGAAGCGGGTACTGAAGCCGGGAGGAATCCTGAGAATAGCGACTCCAGACTTCGTTGCGTTGTGTGCGGTATATACTGTGACGCGTGATTTGAGTCTAATAACCGGACCTATATTCGGACACTGGAATGATGAGATACAGCATCAGACAGTTTATGATACCGATTCTCTTGTGGCGTTGATGCGCACAGCAGGGTTTAACACAATAGAGCTATGGCGCTGGAGAGACATTGAGCACTCGAATATCGACGACTACTCAAAAGCCTATATTCCGCACATGGATAAAGAAAACGGAACACTAATCTCACTGAATCTTCAATGTACAAAATAGAGTATCCACTAGGAAAAGGTAGGTTTGAGCGTCCGGAGATTGGGATGCTAAAGAAAGCTGGACATATTTTCAATGATCCGAGAGAAATAGTTAGTTTATTTGAAAGCGTTATTGCCGATTTCTGCGGATCTAAATACGCCGTGGCTGTGGATAGCCTGACTAATGGGATATTCTTGGCGTTGAAATATTACCAGCCAAATATCTCAGCGGTTGTGCAATGGGCATCAATTCCTAAACATACTTATTGTTCAATCCCGATGGCTTTATTACATGCTGGTCTCAGGCTTGAGTTTGATGATAGAAAATGGAAAGGGCATTATCAAATAAAGCCATTCGACGTATGGGATTGTGCTACTCAATTCAAACCTAACATGTATATAGGAGGCATGCAAGTGCTATCATTCCAGCACAAGAAACGTCTATGCATTGGCAAGGGTGGCATGATCCTGACCGATGACAAAGATGCATATGATTGGCTGAAGCTCGCATCATTCGAGGGGCGCAACCTAGATAACAATCAATGGGATGATGAATACTCAATGATTGGATGGAACATGTACATGACTCCGGACGATGCTGCTAGGGGACTGCTGATCTTCGACGAACTACTCAAGGAAGACAAATGGGATGATTGGGCAAGCTGGGAGAATTACCCTGATTTATCCACTAAAAAGATATTCAATGCCAATAGATAATAAACGTAAACTCGCATTTTGTCACATACCGCGTACAGGGGGTGTGAGCATATGCCTTGCGCTAGACTTGGAGGTGATCGAGAAGCATGAGCCAGCATCATTCTATCGCAAGCATTTTCCTTCTTATCATCTGTTTGCAACGTATAGGCCATTGGAAGACAGGATAAAAAGTGCAGGAGCAAAGGTCTCAGAGAAAACAGATGACCGTTCATTATTCACCACGCCAAACAAATACTTCTTAGATGTGCCGGTGGATACGCTACTTCAGTTCAACAACCTTGGCGCCGATCTGAATAGAATGCTAAAATCATTGGGATACGATCCCGTAACATTACCTCACGAAGACCACCTAAAAAACCCACCAGAATGAAAATAGAAATAGAACTAGAAGAGCTTGAACAACTCAGAAACAAATCCAAAGATCAAGAGACTAAGATCAATAATCTGAATCAACAACTCAAGGTATTGGATGCTCAGGAATTGCGAAAGCACTCTGTTGATGTAGCTGAGAAAATGTTTGAGGCTGTTATTACAGAGGCATTCAAGAATCTGGGATTTACCAACCCATCATTCGGCGCGATGGGTATAGATTTTAGGAACTTAGAACACTATCATGGTGAGGATTGGATGCATGACAAACGCCTACAAGTCACCATTGGCGCGACAATATCAAAGGATTTCAAACGTGCTTTTTTAAATATGGGAATCAACACATGATAAACCTAATCATATTCAGTAAGAACAGAGCGATGCAGTTGGATGCGTTGCTTAGATCAATACAACTCAGATGCAATGTGTTCAACTCTATTCATGTGGTCTGGACTGCTGATGAGGGATACGAGCGTTCATATATCAGCATGATGCCAAAGCATAACGTCACCTGGATAAAGGAGACGAACTTCAAGGAGGACACCATGCGAGCAATGACGGATGCAGTATTTACGTGCTTCATGTGTGACGACGATATCATCATGCACGACTTCAACGGACTGCCGGATAATTGGGATGGACTCCTGTGCCATTCGTTACGTATGGAAGGTGAGCCATGGAAGTGGCGTGGCATGACAGGCAATGAGGGATATCCGTTTTCAGTCGATGGTCACATCTATAAAACGAAGCTGATCAAGCCACTTATAAACAATTTGATGTTCATAAACCCTAACAAACTGGAGTCACAGATGCAGCACCGCACCCACTATCCTGATTTGATGAGCGGTCAATTCATCCTTACTTCTCTGTCGGTAAATAGAACTTCCAGCACGTCAGGCTGTGACTTTTCGAATGACTATCCCGAGCGAGTTCTTGATGATATGTTCCTTGCTGGAAAGCGAATGGATATCAACATCGTTACCGATCAGTGCATAATTGAGAGTTATCCACTGAAATTCATTGATGTAAAAGATGTGATATACTGATGCTATTCGAACCAGACATAAAACCAAAAGGAGTTATCCATATCGGAGCGCACACCGGCGAGGAGTTGCCAATATATCTAGGATGGAATACTAAGCGAATCTGGATAGAAGCACAGGGGGAATTGGTGGAAGCTCTCAGAGCGAAGGGCGAGATTGTTTTCCGTGCTTACATCAGCAACGAAAACGGCACAGCCGACTTTCATCTGAGCAGTAATGCGGCATCGAGTTCCTTACTGGAGTACGGTACGCATGCAGAGCAGTATCCGGATATCAAGATTTTAAAGACTCACACCGTAGAAACTATTACCCTCGATGCGCTCATCCGTGCAGCAGCTTTAAAGATGGAGAAGTTCAATATGCTCAATATAGATATCGAGGGAATGGGATTGGCAGCACTCCAGGGAATGACTGATCATATCAAGTACATTGACTACATCTACATGGAAGTATATGAGACTGAACTGTATAAGGGATGCGGGTTGCTACCAGAGGTCGACGAATTTTTAACTAAATTTAACTTCAAACGAACAAGAACCGAAATGCTCGCAAGGGGTTTCGGCGATGCGCTATATATCAGACAATGAATGTACTAGATAGAATAATGATGGATCATTACAATAAAGTTATTCGCAAAAGGGATGATATGATGTATTCGAGATTGCAGGAAATGGGATATGACATATCAGACAAGGAGGCGATTGCAAGAAGATGCGAAGTAAGAATATATGAGGGTGATAGGAAACAAGAATTATGGATAGACACGGGAACGGGAAATCAGAAACTAGTTTGCTATTTCAGTGAATTAGAAGCAAAGCCAGATCCGGATAAACCATATTTGATACGTACTGAATTTGGGTTTGCGCCAATGCCAAAAGAACTATGTTAAGAACTGATATCATAAACCACTTCATCAAGAAGCACGGATACACCACATATCTCGAGGTGGGTGTGTCGAATGGATGGTGCTTTGAGAGAATCGAATGCGAGAACAAGGAAGGTGTCGATCCAGATACATTAAGTCCAGCAAAGCATTGCATGACATCCGATGAGTTTTTTCGCAATGCATCTCATGATGGGATTCTTTTAAAGGCTTATGACATAATATTCATCGACGGACTACATCACGCCGACCAGGTCTATAAGGATATCAAGAACGCCATCAAGCACCTGAATCCTGGCGGTACTATTGTATGCCACGATATGAGTCCGGAAAGTCTTCAAGCGCAGTATGTTCCTCGCCAAGTAAAGATCTGGAATGGAGATTGCTGGAAAGCATGGGTGCGACTACGTACCGAATTAGATATGCAAATGTATGTGATCAATACTGACTTCGGATGCGGTGTAATCCGCGAAGGATCACAAGAAAAACTAGAACTAACTGAGCCATTAACCTATGACAACCTGGTCAAAAATAGGAGGTTATGGCTGAATCTAAAGTCGTCTATACTGCCATAATGGGGAATTATGACACGCTGAAACCACCAGCGGTCATTACTCCAGGATGGGATTACGTTTGTTTCACGGATAATAAGTATCTGAGATCAGATGTCTGGGATATATACCACATAGATTCCAGTGAGTTAGGACCGGCCCGCACTGCTCGTCGTGTCAAGATCATGATGCATGAGTACCTTGAGTATGATCGTTCCATCTGGATAGATGGGAGTTTCGGAATAAACTGTAACCTCGATGACTTCCTTGCTGCGTTTGAGTTCACAGACTTTACGCTTATGACTCATGGGCGTGACTGCATTTACAAGGAAGCAACCGCATGTATAGTTGCAAGAAAGGATGATTTCGTTACCATAGATTTACAAATGGCGCGCTACCGAAACGACGGATTCCCAGAAAATTTCGGTCTGATAGCTACCGGATTAATCCACCGAACAGCCCCCAAAATTGAAAATATTACATTTGCGAAAAGGTGGTGGGAGGAGTTAGAAAATGGATCTGTTCGCGATCAACTCTCATTTAATTACGTGCAATGGAAGCTCCCAACGCCGTTTAACCTGATTGATTTTAAGACCGTAACCAAGAAATATTTTGATTGGGGCAGTCACCAAAAGAAGAAATAATGTACTACGAATTCCTAGAGAAATTAAAAAATAACGAACCCTTCAGCTTCTCTCGCTTCGGTGACGGTGAGTGGAATGCCATATTTGGAAAGAACGGTCAGAACTGTGACGGACACAAATACTTCGAGGACATGGGTGCGAAGCTCAGCGAGATAGTCCAGAGTTCTCCCGAGTATTACATGGGCATGCAGAACCTAGCCATGACCCTCAGGGGTGATGCGATCAATGCCTTCAACGCGGATTTAGGTATCGAGTGGATCGATGCTGATTGTTTCCACAAGGCGAGCATAAAAGGATTCTTCGATACGTTCTTTGAGGCACTTAAAGGGAGGGATATAACTATGGTTGCACCAGATCGGTTATTTGGAATTGATGAGCATATTGATTTTGATTCATTTGTAACCATTCCCCTGAATAACTGTTGGGAGGAAAAGGATAAAATTGTCGAAGATATTAAGTCGCTATTGGAGTTTGGTCGTGTTGTTTTATTCTGTGCTGGCATGCCTACGAATGTTATGATTGACGAACTCTATCAGGAGCATGGCAAGGAGTGTACCCTTTTGGACATGGGGAGCGTATTTGATCCTTATTGCGGATTCTCAACTCGATCTTATCACAAAAAACTAGAGATATGGCAGCAAACATAAAAGGAATAATCGATGAACTCGAAACGATTGCGAACGCATTTGACTCAGTAGATGCATTTCAATTCGGATTACCCAGCAAGGTAAATGAGCAACCTGGAAAGATATACCCATTGATTCATGCTGAGTCTGTTCTATCGGGACTTACAATAGAACGCAGACTTGATTTGCCAAAGGTAAAGCGGTACAGTATTCGAGTGACCTTCTATGATTTGTTTAATCTAACTGAACAACAGACAGTTAATATTCAGAGCGCATATTCAGCACTTGAGATAATAGCGGACCAGTATTTCGCTGAGGTAAACAATAGGAATCTCAAGACGAATGTGGACGCAGGATTCTTCATGAATAATTTCGAGAATCTTAGAGGTGAGTATCTGCCAAACGCACACAATGACAAGCTAATCGGAATACAATACGTTGTCGATTTTGATGCTGACAATCTACAATGCACCAAAGGAACATTTAATTACTGATGCTAGAGAATCTAAAAGACTTCATTATAATTAAGCTGGCCAGAGAGCTAGTACTTCAGGGACACCGTGGCGCTGGGAGGCTTATCGAGTCCATGCGTGGAGTGATTACCACAATCCCTAACGGTATGGAGATCACAATATTCGCAGCAGATTACTCGAAGTTCGTCGATTCAGGAGTGCCCGCTAACCGAATACCATTTAGAGGACGGTCCGGACGCGGTGGTGTTAGTAAATACATCCAAGCGTTAATAGCTTATTTCAGATTAAAAGGTTCTCCTGACCCAAAGGCTGCTGCATTCGCCACAGCAAACACACACCGAAAGGAAGGTATGCCAACAAAGGCTAGTTTCAGATTCTCTCGGACCGGAGTACGAACGGGATTCATTGAAGAAACACTGGATAAACACAGCGGAAGTATAGATGACCAACTGGAGGAGGCAGGATTGTTATTGATTAACACACAAATCACCAAATCATTGAAAAACCTTTAGACCATGGCAATAACAATCACCGTAAATCCCGATATTATTTCAGCAGCTTACAGACCGGTCATATGGACTGCGACGAGTGATGACGTAGATATAGTGAGAATGATTGCTGACGTGAAGGTAGATGGAGTCATACGTGCTAATATCGATAAAGATCCCAACATAGGCACAGCAAACGAATTCGATTTTGACATCCAGAGCGTAGTGCAGGATTTTCTCACAGAAAACCTAGAGGATATCACGAGCACCACTATCGTAGATGCTGATAAAAGCGAGGTGGCTGTGGTGATAGATTTATATGAAGTCGTTCAGACCACTGCTGATACACTATCAACTGAATGGGAGGAAGACGGAAGCGGTACGCCCGACCTCACATCGTCAGAGATTCACTGCGTTAATGCTACTCTTCAGCATGAGGAGGATCAGGACTTGGATGACTTTACTGTCGATAATGCTAACAAAAGATTCCTTACCAACTCCCCTTCGACACTGGATATCGGCGAGAACGAGACTGCACAGCTAGGATTCCTAACCAATATAGCTACCAATTTCCGGCTCAGATTAATCGAGAGGGATATCGACGGATTTGGAACAAATACTGATTCAGATCACAGTGTCACTGATAAGCGCGGAGTCATATTAATTCACGAGGCTTCCATGCTTGCGTCCACGGTGAAATTCACCATTCAACTATTGACGATTAGCAATGTGCCAAGGTCTGAGGTATTCACCTACAATATCAAAATGGAATGTAAAGACGAGGAGAGAAGAATCAAGTGGCTCAATCCTCTGGGTGGTATTGATTCCTATACGTTCATATCACAGACATCTCATGAGGTTAGGTTCGCAAACCGAACATTCCAGAAGCGTATAGATAAAGGCTTCAGTGTAGAGGATCGAGGTGAAACCGTATTACAGAACAGGGCAGAGGATCACTTCCAAGTATTCTCCAAAGCACAGAACAAAGAAGCGATTGAATGGCTTGGCGAGATCGGTGCAAATGGCGTGAATGCGTGGATCGATAACGGAACAAACAAAGTCCCGATAATAATCACGGGCCGGAAATCAAACTTATTACACACCAGGACAGTCATCACTCAGATGGCGGTCAGGTATAAACTATCAAATAAAAGAGAATCGCAGCACAATTAAAAATAGAGATTCGTGATTCGGAGAACTCCGTGGAAGGCACGCTCGACATCGAGCAGTCTACTGACTTTCCCTTCTCCCTTACCAAGAGTATTGCATCACTGAGGGACCTGAATAAAAGGTCTGGAACATTCTCAAAAGAATTTCTAATCCCGGCTACAAAAGAAAATAATAAGCTACTTCAGTATTTGTATTCTTCTAACCAGAGGCCGGTTAAAAACATGAAGGATAAAAAGACTGCGCTGGTGATGGTAGACGATATAATCGTCGAACGCGGATATATCAAAATATCAAAAGTTATCACATCGCCAACCGGCAGAAGTTACTCTGTTTTGTTCTTTGGTGATAATACAGAGTGGATGACACTGTTAAATAACACTACACTCGATGAGTTGCCATTCAATAACAACACTCAAATATTCTCAGATACCAACGTACAGAATAGCTGGATATCTGCATACAGTTCTGAGCCGGATCAAAGCGGGGATATAAATCATTTCGATCATATTTATCCTTGGATTAGTTACGGCACATACACGCTTGTAGATACCGTATCTGTTGAGGATTTACGACCGGCAATTCGTTACAAGGCCATAGTTGAGAGAGCTTTGCAAAAGGTGGGGTTTACTTTGGATTCTGAATTTATGAGCACCACTTTTTTCCCGAGATTCATTTTTCCCTTTATCGGTGACAAATTCCATCACCCCGATCCTGTGCTTATCGATAAGCTATTCCTGGCTTCTCCGTTGGTGCAGCAAACAATTCAGGGAACATTGGGGCAGCTACCACCATCTCAATCAGAGGTCGGTGACTTACTATTATTTCCAGATGATTCTACTGGAGACAATTTTAACAACGGAGGACATTATGACGGATCTACTAACCTATATACAATACCGATCAGAGGAAAGTATCGATTCAGATTCACCCTTCACATTGAGAGCGAGACAGGAAGCGGTGCTATATTCCCCGTGCTTTATGTTGGGACTCAGTTCACGACTTTAAACGCATCTATCGTCACGCCAACACCAGACCAGGCGCTTGATAATGAACCTCTCATAATTGATCTGGGATACTTTCTTTTCGAAGTCGGTGATGTGGTTAGATTTCAATTTTTATATCAAGGAGTTCCAGGTCAGCAGATAACATTCAAAACCACCTCCACCTTTCAGTTACTCGATATGAGCGACGAAATACTGAGAGGTAACGCATATGACTTCTCTGATGTATTGGCTGAGACCAACGTTTTAGCATTGTTCGGTGATATCAGCAAACTATTTAATCTATACTGGAGAACTGACAACAAAGTCAAAAAGGTATTTGTTGAAGACCGTGATACGTTTTTCAATCCAATAAGCGATGCAGTAGATTGGAGTGATAAGTTATCTCTCTCTAACGATTGGGAATTGCGATTTTTGGGAAAGCATAAAAAGGAGTTACTGTTCAGATATATCACTGATGAAAATGACGCATATGTAATTCAGAGGAATCTCGATAAGGAGTTCGGTCAGAATGAATACTGTTCATATAGACATGTGTTCCCTGATAGATTTCCTAAGGGACAAACAAAGATTGAAACGGAGGTGATTGCAGCAACATATGGCGCTCAGGACAAGCTGGCGACGGATGTGGCTAATACACTAAGACCCATTACCGCACGGATGTGGGATGAGGCGAATATCGGCGGAGATGCACCAGAACCAAGTTATGCGTTCAATCCAAGGATTTTAAACTTTGTTAATGCGGTTCAATTCCTTCCAGACGGACAACAGCTTACCTGGCGATATGAAGGCGTAGATCGAAATGTGATCCCTAGCGCAATGGCTGTGCCGTTTCTAGGTAATCCTTTTGGGTTGTCGCTCAGTTTTGCTCAGGAGGACGGGTTGGTGGACAATCATTACAAGAGAACGCTAGGCGTGATTGAGGATGGTGTTGAATTGGTCGCATGGTTTAATCTAACTACCACGGATTATCAGTCCTTCAATATGCAAAACCTTGTTTATTTAGATTATCCGGAAGAGCTTAACGGATATTGGATAGTAGATACTATCCATGATTACAGTCCTCTGGGTGGACTTACCAAGGTAACATTATTGAAGTTTCACAATGCTGACAGCAAAGGCAATCAGGTCACTATCGATACCGATTGGGGTGGTGATATCGGTCCTACCGGTACAACCGGAGACCTTCCAAACTTGCCAGCAGGTGATCCTATTGGATTTGGCGGAACAAAAGTTCCTACCACGAACAATCAGGAAGCTCCAGAGCGCAGATCAGTCGTTGTAAATAACGGAACAGGAAATCAAGCTGCAAAGAATTCCGGTTCTTTTGCTGGTGGTCAGGGGTGTAAAGCATTTGAAGAGAACCAAACCATGCTTGGAAGATTTCCAAAAACCAATGACGATATATTCGCAGTTGGCGTTGGTGTCAATGACAGAGATAGAGTATCTGGTATCAGAAGCGATAAGGACGGAAACGTGACTTTCTATGGTGGTGGTGTTTATATCCTGGACAGCGATGGCAAACGAGTTCAGGTAACAATTCAATCGGGCGGTAAGGAACGCCCAATACATTTAGAGTAATGGCAGAGGAAAGAATATTAAATCTCAAGCTCTTAGGAACAAAAGAAAGCGAAGCTACTCTTCAGAAGCTACAGCGGACTGTTGACGTATTACGTAAGCGGAGAACCGCGCTTAACAAGCAGGAGAAAAGCGGCGTGATCACATCTAAAGAAGCATCGCGTCAAAGATTGAGGCTAAATACTCAGCTCAAAGTAGCATCTACTAATCTTAATAGATTGACTCGGGAGCAATTAATTTCCAATGGAGCAATCAAAAAAAGCGCCGGACTTACTCAATCATTGACCAAAGGATTTGCAACTATCGCATTGAGGATTGGCGGTATTACCGCTGCGCTTGCAATACTCAAAAACTCATTCAATATCATAAAAGATTTTCAGCAATCACAAGCTGATCTCGCGTCAGTTCTTGGTAAAACTAGATCTGAAATTACAGAGCTTACAGAGGATGCCAAACAATTAGGTGCGACGACTGCATTCACCGCCACGGAAGTAGGCAAGCTTCAAAAGGAATTTGCCAAATTAGGATTTACTCAGAAAGAAATCAGGAATGCAACCAAGGCTACATTGGAGCTTGCAGCAGCAACCGGGTCGGACCTAGCAAGAGCCGCCGAAGTAGTTGGTTCTACGATAAGAGCGTTTGGTTTAGATGCATCTGAAACTCAGAGGGTGGTAGATGTTATGGCAAAATCATTCTCTAGTTCTGCTCTGGACATGGAGAAGTTTGCGACTGCGATGGGTAATGTTGCACCCGTCGCCAAAAATGCGGGGCTTGAAATAGAAGAAACCACATCACTGTTGGGTGTCCTAGTTGATAGAGGGATTGATGCATCAACAGCCGGAACAGGACTAAGAAATATATTCCTTGAATTATCAAAACAGGGCTTGACTTTTAATGAGGCCATGGAAAAGATTAACAACGCCACAGACAAAAACGCTGTGGCGCTGGAATTGTTTGGAAAGCGAGGCGCTACTGTTGCGTCTATACTAGCCGAAAACGGTGATCAGGCAAAGCTTTTAGAAACACGATTAATCGCATCTGCTGGTGCTGCTGAGCGCATGGCTAATGAGCAACTAAACACACTCCAAGGTAAGCTCACGATATTAAATAGCGCTTGGGAAGGATTTATCTTGAGCTTAGATGATGGTGATGGTGTCATCAGCGATTTAGTCGGCAGCTTGGCGGTCATGGGTACTGAAATTCTCGGGCTTCTTTCTGGCACAGAATCCCTCACGGATGAGTTTAATAAACAAGTTAAGCTTGTTCAGAGCCTTGAGAAAAATATGGTACCGCTCATTGATAGATATGATGAATTAACAGAGCAAACAGAACTGAGTGTAGCTGAGCAAGAGGAATTAGATATCATTATCAATCAGCTTGCTCAAGATATACCAAGTGCAGTAACTGAGTTTGACAAATATGGCAAGGCGCTGTCTATATCAACCACTGCGGCACGGGCATTTGCTGAACAACAGAAAGAGATACTGAAGATCAAGAATGCTGAAGCCATTGAAGAGCAAAAAGATGAAGTGCAATCACTCAGATTCGCGTATGAATCATTAACACGAGGACTTGATAGGGTTGATGGTGTATTGGTCCGAAATAATGTGACTTTCACCAAGACAGGAAACCTCCTGCAAACCACAACTGAATTGGGTGATGCGGAGATCGCAATGATTCAGCGTAGAAAAGGCGAAATACAAACTGAGATTGATGCCAGAAATGCAA